TCTTTTTAGTAAGTAATACGTTAGATCAATACAGTAGGGTTAACTACTTAATAGCAGGTAATAATTGAATGCTAGATAATACTGAAGAAGAAAATACAGTAGAGATTGAAGATCAGGATACTGATTCAGATGTATCTTGGGATAATCCCCCTACGATTACTGATCTTAAAAATGATTATCAATCTGCTAAGGTTATCCATCAAAACCAAGTTAATAAGATTAATACTTGGCTAGATAATTTAAATATAACTGGATCAGCACAACCAGCTAAAGTTCCTGGTAGATCTTCGATTGTACCTAAGCTTATTCGTAAACAAGCTGAATGGAGATACTCTAGTTTATCAGAGCCCTTCTTAAGTACTGATGATGTATTCAATATTGATCCAGTTACTTATGAGGATAAAGAGAGTGCTATTCAGAATGCTTTAGTACTTAATAACCAATTTAATACTAAAATTAATAAGATTAGTTTTATTGATGAGTATGTAAGAACTGCTGTAGATGAAGGTACTGTAATTGTACGAGTAGGATGGGAAGAGGAAGAAGAAGAGTTTGAAGAGGAACGTACTATTTATGAGTATGCTCCTACTAATGAACCCGCAGTAGTTAATCTCCATGATCAAATCCACCAACAGATGCAAGCTGATCCATCTGTATTTGATACCTTACCCCCTGAGTTACAAGAAGCTCATCAGTTGACTATGGAGGATGGTGTAGCTTATGCACCTGTAGAGGTAGGAGTTGAAGTAGTTAAAGAGGTTAGAGTATCTAAGAATCAACCTACAGTTGAGGTATGTGATTATAATAATATTGTTATAGATCCAACTGCTAAAGGAGATTTAGAGAAAGCTAGGTTTGTTATCTATAGTTTTGAAACATCTCTATCTGAATTAGAGAAATCAGGTAAGTATAAGAATCTAGATAAGGTGATGGTTTCTAATTCTTCTGTATTGAGTGATCCAGACCATGTAAGTGATGAAGAGACTGAGGTATTTAACTTCTCTGATAAGCCTAGAAAGAGACTAGTGGCATATGAGTATTGGGGTGGTTGGGATATTGATAAGACTGGTATTGTTAAACCAATTGTAGCTACTTGGATTGGTAATGTATTTATCCAGATGGAAGAGAATCCATTCCCTGATAAGAAGCATCCATTTGTATCTGCTCAATATCTACCTGTACGTAAGTCAATCTATGGTGAACCTGATGGTGAGTTGTTAGAGGATAACCAGAAGATTATTGGTGCTGTTACTAGGGGTATGATTGATCTGATGGGTAGATCTGCTAATGGACAAACTGGAGTTAGGAAGGATGCCTTAGATACTACTAATAAACGTAAGTATGAGAAAGGATTGGATTACGAATTCAATGGTAATGTTACTCCAGACCAAGCTTTCTATATGCATTCCTATCCAGAGATCCCTAGAGCTGCTGAGTATATGCTTAATCTTCAGAATGCAGAGGCTGAGAGCCTCACAGGGGTTAAAGCATTCCATTCTGGTATAACAGGTGATGCTCTAGGAAGTTCTGTAGGAGGGCAGAGGAATGCCCTAGATGCTACCTCTAAAAGAGAGCTAGGAATCCTTAGAAGGCTTGCTGAGGGAGTTAAACAGATTGGTCGTAAGATTATAGCTATGAATGCTGAATTCCTCTCTGAAGAGGAAGTAATCCGTATCACTGAAGATGAGTTTGTTACTGTACGTAGGGATGATCTAGCAGGTAACTTTGATCTTAAGTTAACTATCAGTACTGCTGAAGCAGATAATGATAAGGCACAAGAGCTATCATTTATGTTACAAACAATGGGTAATACTATTGGATTAGAGTTCAGTCAGATACTATTAGCTGATATAGCTAGGTTACGTAAAATGCCTGCTTTAGCTAAAAAGATTGAGAACTTTAAACCTCAACCTGATCCATTAGCAATTAAAGAGGCAGAGTTACGAGTACAACTGTTAGAAGCTCAAGTTGCTAATGAGAGAGCTAAGGCGCAAGAGAATGCTACTGATATTGGATTAAAACAAGCTAAGACTGCTACTGAGCAAGCTAAAGCTAGGAATATACATAGTATTTCTGATAAGACTGATTTAGATTTCTTAGAGCAACAAAGTTCTGTAACACATGATAGAGAAGTCGATAAGTTGGTTACTAAAGGTAAATCTGAGTTAGATAAGCTAGCTGCTCAGGCTTTAATATCGGAGGCTAATAATAATACTATATAGACAGTTATAAAATTTAATGTATACTTTTACCACATAACTCAGTTACATACCGTAACGAGGACACAAAGAGAGAGAACTAATGAGTACAATCGCAGAGCAATTAGAACAAGTTGAAGTAAGTATTGAACAAGCTAAAGAAGCTATTACTAATAAAGAAGCTTTAGATAAACTAACTGCTAATCCTGATTTTAAGAAGGTAGTTCTAGAAGGTTACTTTGAGAAAGAGGCTTCTAGGCTTGTATTATTAAAAGCTGATCCATCTATGCAAGATGAGAAAGAGCAATCTCAGATTGATAAGAGTATCAATGCTATTGGATATGTAAGACTGTATTTCCATACTATTATGCAATTAGGGTTGCAAATGGAAAGAACTATTGCAGAAGATGAAAAGACCAGAGAAGAATTACTCTCTGAGGAACTGTAATAGGAGGTTAAGTCATGTCTGATAATACATTGGCTTTATCTGATGAAGAATTTGCAAAGTTAAACTTTGATGATTTCACTTCAGAAGCTGAAACTACTGATACTGAAGTAGAGGTAGAAGTAGAAGAAGAAGAAGTACTTGAAGAATCTTCTGAGGAGGAGGTAGAGGAAGCCTCGTCAGAGGCTGTAGCGGACGACTCCGAAGATAGTGATGAAGAAGTTGAAGAGGAAGTAGAAGAGCCTCAAGAGGAAGAATCTACTGATACAGAGGGTACTGAGAAAGAAGTACAGGAACCTTCTGAAGAAGTTAAACCAACTACTGATAATCAAGAATCTATTGACTATGGAGAAGTGGGTAAGAAGCTTTTTGAACCATTTAAAGCAAATGGTAAAGAGATACAAATCACTAAAGTAGAAGATGCTATTAGTCTTATGCAGATGGGAGCTAACTACAATAAGAAGATGGCTGGATTAAAACCCAACTTGAAACTTCTTAAGATGTTAGAAAACCATAATCTACTTAGTGAGGATAAATTAACATACTTAATAGATTTGGATAAAAAGAATCCTGAAGCTATTAAGAAGTTAGTGAAAGAAGGGGGTTTAGATCCATTAGAGATGGATTTAGAGGCTCCTAGTGCCTATACACCTAATACTTACACTGTGGATGATCAAAGTATAGAGATAGATTCAATCCTAGCTGATATCAAGGATACTGAATCTTTCGATACTACACTGGACATTATCGGCAATAAGTGGGATATCGCCAGTAGGAATATTATTGCAAACCAACCTGAACTGATTAAGATTATTAATAACCATGTTGAATCTGGGGTATACCAGCAAATTAAACAGGTTATAGATTCTGAAAGAATGTTTGGACGTTTAGCAGGATTATCCGATTTGGAAGCGTATAAGCAAGTAGGAGAGAGTTTGAATTCTGATGGGAGATTTAATAGTAATCCAACCCAACCTAATCAAACACCTGTTACTAATGTTAAGGCTAAAACAAAAACTGTAGATAAGAAGCTTAAAAGTCGAAAGAAAGCTGCAAGTTCTACTAAACATGCTGCTAGTGCTCCTAAAGAGGATTTTAATCCTTTAGCACTCTCGGATGAGGAGTTTGAGAAGATGGCAGCTAGTAAATTTATATAACTAGTTAAGTAAGGTGAATAATCATGGCTGCAAGTGAACAAGTATATGGTTCAGGTAGTAATTCAAGTGTGGGTACTCAGTTTCGTACTGATTACTATTACAAGAAAGCTCTTGTAGAGGCTGCTAAGGAAGCCTATTTCAGTCAAATGGCTGATTCTCGGTCAATGCCTTAATTTGAGGGCCGATTACTAGAAATAGTAATTGATAACTAGGTGAACTCAGGGAAACTCTTAACAAGTAATGTTGAAGACAATCCTGAGCCAATCTTACCAACTAAGGTAAGAAGGTGCAGAGACTATCCCGCAAGGGAGTACACTACAAGCTATTGGTAGTGGAAGCGCCTAGCAACTTAACAGGTAAAGCTGAAGTTGAAGATATAGTCCGAGCTGTATAGAAATATGCAGAAGTTCTTAAGAGAACTGGCAAGATATTAGCGAATCTTGTTGAACACAACTGAAAAATATGGGCAAGACTATTAAGCAATACCATTATCTACCTATCCTTGATGATCGTAACATCAATGATCAAGGTATTGATGCTGAAGGTGCATTAGCATCTGCTGGTACAGTTACAGGTAGTGTAACGTTACCATACCATGCTGCTGTAACTGTATTACCTCAAGGTGGTGCTACAAGCCAGACTATGTATTTCATGGCTTATAACGCTACCTCTGATGCATTAGCATTAGAAGAAGCTAAAGGTAAAGTAGTTGCTTGGGCATATGGTCAAGGATTTACTACCAGTCAGGATATTGATGGTACTGCTACCTCTGATGATATTGCTGCTGCATACGTTGAGTTAGTAGATGGCTCTGCTGATGCTTTATCTGCTGATGGTGATGGAGCTACTTCAAGTACTCTACCTTATGTAGTTGATACTATTGCAGGTTCAAGTACCACTATCTATGGTAACTTGTATGGTTCATCTAAGGATATGGGAACCATTACTGCTAAGATTCCAGCTCTTACTGAGTCTGGTGGTCGGGTTAACCGTGTCGGCATGAAGCGTATTGATGTTGAAGGATCTATTAATAAATTTGGGTTTTTCACAGAATATACACAGGAATCTTTGGATTTTGATACAGATGCTGAGTTGATAGACCATCTCACTACTGAGGTAGTTAAGGCTGCCAATGAAGTGAATGAGGATCAGATCCAGATTGATTTGATTAATGGTGCTGGTGTTATTCGTTATGCAGGTTCAGCAACTTCTGTTGCTACCCTACAAGGTGATGATACTTCTAGTCCATTTGCTTCTGGTAATACTAATGATGCTGTAACTTATGATGATCTTGTTAAGTTAGCAATTGAATTAGATAACAACCGTACTCCTAAAAATACTAAGATTATTTCTGGTTCTAGGATGGTTGATACTAAAGTAGTTAATGCTGCTAGATACATCTATGTTGGTTCAGAACTACAACCTACCATCATGCGTATGACTGATTATCATGGGAATAAAGCATTTATCCCGGTATCTCAGTATGCTTCTGCTGGTAATGTAGCTAGAGGTGAGTTTGGTTGTATTGATAATTTCAGGTTTATTGTTGTACCTGAGATGATGCATAAAGCTGCTGCTGGTGCTGCTGTAGGTGCTACTGTAGAAGAAACTACTTCTTTCCGATTCAGTGCTGATGCTGACTCTGATGGTATCTTCTACAATGCTTATCCAATGCTTGTTGTTGGAGAAGGGTCATTTACTACTATTGGCTTCCAAACTGATGGTAAGACTGTGAAGTTTAAGACTAAGCATGTTAAACCAGATCAGAACCACTCTACAGATGATCCATATGGTGAAACTGGGTTCTTCAGTATTAAATGGTACTATGGCACTATGATTCTTCGACCAGAACGTATTGCTTTACTTTGGTCTGTAGCAGAATGGTGAAAAAGATTTGTATCCTATATTGCAACACTCTTTAACTTAGTATACGGTGTCTTTTATATAAATTATAAGGGGCACTATTATGAGTATAAGTATCAAAGAGCAGAGCAAGAAGGGTACAAGCCATCCTCTATACCGAATATGGTATTTAATGATATATAGGTGCAATAACCCTAAATATTATAAGTACCATCGTTATGGAGGTAGAGGTATTAAAGTTTGTGAGGAGTGGTATGTCTTTGATAAGTTTATTAATGATATGTACTCCTCATATTCTTTAGGCATGACTTTAGATAGGAGAGATAATGATGGTAATTATGATATTAAAAATTGCCAATGGTTAACTAGAGCAGAAAATTCTAAAAAGGATATGTCTAAAGGAATTAATAAATATACCCTTACTGGAGATTACTTAGATTCTTTTATAGCTATGTCAGATGCTAATGCAAGTCTAGGTTTAAAGAAGAATCATGGTGGAATGTCTAGGGCATTGCGATTACAAAAACCTTTTAAAGGATTTAGGTGGGCAAGAAAGGAGGACAAAGAACCACTATTATCCACAGAAATGAAAGGTACTCTAATTAATACTAATGTTTCGGTTAATCAAATTGATCTAGAAACCTGTGAGGTTATTAAAGTATGGAAGAATTCTAAAGCGATTACTAAAGCACTTGGTATTAGTTCAGGAACTATTTCTAATGTGTGTAAAGGTAGAACACAACAAGCTAAAGGCTTCAATTGGGAGTATGTAAATAACCCCAATAAATTAATGTAACTAGTAACTGATCTAATCCCTCTCTTTAATTAGAGAGGGTTATTTTTACTATTACCTAGGAGAAGATTATGGAAAGTAGAGAGGCCATTCTAAATAAGTTAAATTCAGGTGATGCTATCTTATTTAGACAACCGTTAGAAACCAATGTTAATGTAGGTACTCCTAATACAGGGGTAACTGCTGTTGAGTATGGTAATGCACATCAACATACTACAGTGTTAACAGTAAATAAAACTGCTGCACTTACTTTAGCTGATAATGCAGCACTTGCTGATGGGTATCTTGTATATACCTTTCCAGCAGGAGCTGTAGTAGTTAATAGTGCGTATATGTCTATGCTTATAACTAACGCAGAACACGATACAGAAGCTTGTGATATTGGTCTTGGATCAGTTATTGGAAGTGGTGCTGTTGCAGTCTTAGGAGGTACAGCTACTTTTGAGGATGTAATTACAGGACAGACAGGTGCTGTAGGTACTGCTGAAGTTAAGACTGCTGTTTCTAGTTTTGTAATAGAAGCTGCTTCTGCACATACACTGCATTTTAATGCTGCTGCTACTTGGGCAGATACTGCTGGAGCTGCACTTGATGCAGACATCTCCGGTACAATTGTATTAAATTGGAGTTTTATTGCTTAACCTAACTATTCCCCCTTAATTGGGGGAATGCTTTACTAAAACTAGTAACCAACAAAAACCTACATTAAGTAGAGAGGAAAGTATTATGAGTGAAGTAAACCAAGATGAATTAACTACCCTTAAAGCTAGAGCAGATATGATGGGGATTGCATACCATCCCAGTATTGGATTAGCTAAGCTTAAAGAGAAAGTTAATGGGATATTAGAGGAATCTACAGCAGAAGAATCCAATATAGTAAATTCATTAAGCTCAGGTGATCCGGGTTATATAACTCATGCAGAGTATAAACGTAAGATGCTTGCAACTAGGAAGAAGAGAGCAGGAAGTTTAATCAGAATCAATGTTAGCTGTATGAATCCAAATAAGAAAGAATGGGAAGGGGAGATTATTTCTGTTGGGTCAGCTAAATTAGGTACATTTAAGAAGTATATTCCATTTAATACTACTGAAGGTTGGCATGTACCCTATATTATCTATGAAGCAATGAAAGAACGTAAATGTAGTATATTCCAAACTGTTAAAGATCATCTAGGTAACAAGGTACGTAAAGCTAAATTGATTAATGAGTTCACTATCGAGATATTACCCCCTTTAGACAAAGATGAACTTAAGGCATTAGCACAACGTCAGGCTGTATCTGGTAGTATAGATAAATAGGAGTAATTGATTAAAATGGCAACAATTAGTATTACAGATATAGTCTCAGATAATATTGATGGTACAGGTAGCTTTGATAAGCTTATGAGTGCTGTTGAGATCCGTCTGAAGGCTCAGTATGATGCAGGTAGGATAACGGGTAGTGATTTTGCTAATGTGTACCTAGGGGTCACACAGAGCGTTCTACAGCAATCCATTGCTTATACTTTGGGAGTACAGCAGGCAGATAAACAGGCTGATCTAATTACAGAGCAAACTAACTTAGTTACTGAACAGATAGCTTCTAGTCAGGCAACTACTACTAGGAATGATAGTATTGGAGCTAAGCAGGTATTAAAAGGACAGGCAGAGACTGATCTATTGGATCAGAAGAAGCTTACTGAACAGGCTCAAATACTAGATACTGTAGATGGTAATGCTGTAGCAGGTATTATTGGTAAGCAGAAGACATTGTATACCAATCAAGCTGATGGTTTTACTAGAGATGCTGAACAGAAGACAATGAAAGCTTTTAGTGATATATGGACTATAGCTAAATCTACATCTCCTGATGATTTAGAACTAGCATTACCATTAAATGTGGATCAACATTCTATGGATGTAATGCTTGGCAATCTAGCTATTAATTCTGGATTAGTTGCTAATCAGTCTGAACTAGGTACTCCTGCTGCTGCATTTAGTTCACATACTGTCATTAATGCAGTTGATCCAGGTTCTGCTGATATTATTATTACTACGAATACTGCTCATGGTATGTCAACAGGGCAGGCTATTAGTATTTCAGGTATTAGTGGCATGACTGAACTTAATGGTAATAGCTATATAGTTACTTCTACTGGATCTACTACATTCACTCTAAATGATACTGATGCAGTTGTAGGTACTACCTATATATCTGGAGGTACAGTTAGAGAGTTAGTATAAGGTGACTCTTGAAAATAAAACGTACTTATAATGTCCAAGAAGTTAGGGACATTCTTACAAATCTTACCATTTGGAGAGCCATATCTGATAATACGGATATGGCTTCTTTTACTGTGACTGATAAACGCAGTCATATCCATTTAATTGGGTATATTGATGATAATCCAATAGGTGTATTTATCATCCAACCTAACCTACGCAAAGAGTATTATTGTCACTTCCAAGTCTTACCGGAATATCGTAAAAAGTATGCTAATAAATTTGGTAAGAATGTACTTAATTGGGTATGGGATAATACAAATATAACTACATTAAATGCTACTATTTCTGAGGACTTTCCTAAAGTAAAGCAATTTGCTAAGTCACAAGGATTTAAAGAAATGGGTTACATTAATTCATCTTCATCCAATAAAAAGAATATAAAAGGTAAATACTTACTTTGTATAACTAAAGGTGATATTAAATGAGTTATGTAGTAGATAAAGTAGAAGATGCAATAAATGATGCAATAGATATTATTAAAGGTGTTTGGGATTCTACCAGATCCCTTGCAGAATTCTTTGTTACATATGACTTTGATGCATTAGAAGAATCTGTACGTACATTATTTAGGGATGTAATTGCTCCAGTACTTAAGCCTATATTTGAGCTTATAGGTATAGAAGATGAAACTATATATTCAGTAGAGGTAGTAACATCCTCATTAGTTGATGAGGAAGCTAAATATATAAAAACAATAGTAACAGATGCTGTATTAAATAGTTTAGATATACCTGAAGAATTACGTTTTGCTATACATACTAATCAAAGAGCTACAGTTAGAAGTTTTTTAATTTATGGTAAGAATCATTATATAGATGGAGTTCCTACTACTACAGTATCTGAGTATTTTACAGATAATGAAGTAGTGGTAGATATATTAGAAGACATTGAAGGAGAAACTCTTGATAGTATATCTATAGAGTTTGGCATACCTAATATAGATCTATGGTGTAAAGATTACTTAATAGATAATAATAGCTATGTAATCTCAACTAATACTTTTATTATAGGTACCACTAATTGGAAATATGCTAGTGCAGCATTAAATGGTGCTGGAACTCACTATACTGTCAATGTATTTAGAGATATTACTACAACTGTAGTTGTAGATGACTATACTCAGGTACTTCTTGATCCAACTGAATTTACAGATACTTGGACTAGGACTACTACTACCATTGACAATGGTACCCCATCAGAACTTTCTGTTAGCTATGTAGATACCAATTATGTTAGGACACCTACAAGTACTGGTGGTCCTTATACAACTTCTTTTGTTAATGTCAGTACCGTAGTAACTCCCTCTGTTGAAAGTACTTCTTCAAGCGTTCAAGTACCTATATTTAATTCAGGAGGATACTATTCAGCAGTCTATGCTGTAACTTCAAATCCTACAGTATCTAAGATATGGTTTTATGAGACAGCAATTGGTACTTACCCTGAATTGAATAATAGTCTCATTGCAGGGGATGAGGATAATTTAGATACATTACCTATAGTAAAATTAAGAGAAGAGTTTGTTAATGTAAATGTAGATAAGCAATCTGAGCTTTATACGTCTACTAATAATATTATAAACAGACTTAACTTAATTGACTTAGATTCATTAATTGAGCTTATAGATGATAACCCTGACATAGACTTAATCCAAGATGCTTTCTTAATGTTTGGAATTAATATTTATGCTACAGATCAATATAACTTAAGGTACTTATTTAATTTCTTTATGGCTTTAAGTGTTTTACCTAAATATGATAAAACAGCTTTCTTAACCTTAAGTGCTACAGACCAGAGTAATAGTAGTTTTATTTATAGAGTGGATGAGGGTAGATTTAACATTGCAATCACAGGTAACTATATAGAGATAACTGAAATAGTAGGTTATATAGGTAAAATAGGTTATGTAGAATCTGAGATAACTATTAATGCAAATATAGAAGCTACTGAAGCTGACCTAGAGGCAAGAGGAGATCTTACTCAACAAGATCCAACTGATAGTCTTGGTTTAGTTACAAGTCTCTATACAATAAGAGCACAACTCTCTCCAACAACTTATACCGAGATAGAGGTTTCTGGATTACTACTCACTACTTATATACTTACAGAAGGAACATCTGTAGGGATAAAAGCAGTTGAACTGGTTGATCCAATTACTGGAGATCAGGCTGCTAAGGATAATTTTATTATACCTATCTCCTATTACATATTAAGTAGGATGTCTCCTTGGGAAACTGAGCAAATAATATATGATGGTATTAAATTAATAATCTATGCAGAGGATTCTCAACATCTTGAGTACTATGAAACTCCAGGGTTTTTAAGTGCAATAAATATTATTATTAAGATAATAGCTATTATTATACTTATATTTTCATTAGGTAAGGCTAGTTCATTATCCAAAGCTTTATGGATTCTAGCTGAGCAGTTGCTTATTCAAATTGGATTAACTCTAGCACTAAAAGAAATACTAAGGCATGGTTTATCAGATGAAGAGAAGCT